TCCTTGGTCCTCCCACCCCCACCCAAAACCCACTGTATATCCACCCAGTCCCATAACACAGCACACTAAAACCCCAAAACTTAGGGTAAACCCCTAAGAAATAGTACATTTCAAGTAATTGACCTAACTAGCTAAAAGCATGATAATAACCCTGTCAACTTTGACAAACTTCATTAATTTAGAAAGGATAGTGACATGGGTAAATCACCATATACACCGGATACACAGATCGAAGAAATCATGGACAATGCGCAGACTTTGCTTAACTTCTGTGGAAATACTTTTGTAAAACCATCACATGCGTGGTACGCGTGCCTTGTTTCGTCAGCCATTTTGACAGCGGAGTTGGACGTGCCTGTTGAGGTATTTTTGGAGGGTTTTGAGCATGCGTACAAGGATGCTGTGAAGGCTAAGGCGAAGGGAGCATCTTATGATCACTAAGGTGCATGAATTCACCTCTGTAAGTGGCACAAACGGGCGTGTAACGCCATATAACACGGGGAAGGTGCAGATTGGTTTGCTGTATCAGCCCAAGCCTCCTGAGATGACGAGTTCCGAGGAGCTTGTTCAGGCGGCGTTGATGGGGTGGTCCTCGATCCATCGTCCTGTGCCCTTGTGGCCTTTGACGTTGGGGTCGTTGATTGTGGGTATTTTAATCATTTTGACTGTGGGGTAATGTTATGCAAAATTTGCATGAATTTTTGTATGAATGCGACGAATTGGGGCTTGACCTCAAATGTTTTTTTGAGTATGAGCCGGCGGAAGTTGGCTCGATCGAGCCAATTTCTGGCATGAAGTTGGAGCCGGACTATCCGGAGGTGTGGACGTTGGTGTCGGTGTTCTTGCCAAAGAGTGAGGTGGACTTGAGCGGGGTTTTGCATCCGGAGGTGATTTCTCAGATAGAGCAATCGGCTGCGGAATATTTTGAAGACAAACGTAAGGGGAAATACTATGACTGAGCAAGAAGAATTGGCAATTTTGCGTCCGTATGTAACGGAGTGCGGCAAGTTGGTAAATCAAAACTATGAACTGGAAAAGGCCTATAAGGCAACAGATAATTTGCTGCTGTCTGTGCTGATGGGTGATATCGATCCCATGCAGGCCATGATAGATCGGATGAAGATTAGGGATGCATACCATGAACAAGCCTGACTGCCACAAATGCGTGAACCGTGATCCTTTGCCCATGACTTATCACATCCAGTGCCTTGAGCCGCGGGCCTTGGTTAGTGCTGATGCGGGTGCGACAAGGAATGGCCAGTTTGATTGGCCGTGGCGCTTTGACCCTGCGTGGTTGGAGGAGTGCAATGCATACAAGGAGAAGCTATGACGCAAACTGAAGCATTTCTAATGGCAATAGAAGCATTGGACAACGCTGATTACCATAGGGCAGATGAAGCCATCACCGCCATTAAAGCCGCATTAGAAGCGAAGGATGAGCCTTTTCATTCGGTTTGGGATACTTTGCCGTCCAATAAAGATGTTGCGGATGCAATGCGAATGAGGCGGCTCCATCAACTTTCCACTCCACCACAGCTCACATGGGTAGGGCTGACGGATGATGAGATTGACAAGGCATGGCGTAGTGTTGACTACACAATTCCATATGCACAATTCAGAATTGATGTAGCTAAAGCCGTTGAAGCCAAACTTAAGGAGAAGAACACATGAAAAACCTAAGCTTTTTTGAAAAGGCCATGGGTTGGCGTAAGCGCCAGATGGTTGAAGCGCAATTAGACAGGAACGAGGTTACTGAAAGGATTCGTAACATGGTCCTTGAAGAGGTGGCTAAGGAAATTGAGCAGATGAAGGCGTTCAATCCTGACACAATATCGAGTTTTACTGTTTATATAAGGAATATGAAACGAAAGCTGTATTAAAAAATGCCAAGACCTAAACCACCTGAGCCACTGTTAGGAAGACAAGTAAGGATGTCTGATAGACAGTGGATGATTTTTAACCAATTAGGGGGTGCTGAATGGCTGCGCAAGCTGTTAGAAAAGAAAGCACCGATGCCAAAGAAATATTATGAAGTGTTCACAAAATCAAAAGAAGCTGCAACCCCAAGAGCCACAAAAGCCTTTGAGTCAAGAGGAGTTGATGGCGTGGTGGCCATTCACGAGACTAGATCCAAAGATGTTTCCTAAACCAACCAAACGCGATTTATCGCAATATGAAGAAAGTCCAATATGAAAGCTAGAAAACGTGAGTTCCCGTCCAAAACCAAACGTGCGCAGGCATTTTTGGAGAGTAATCCTGCGGCCTCGGTCAACGAGATATCGTTCAGGTTCGGCATGACCAAACAATCTGTTTATGCACTGCGCAACAAGATGAAGAAAGAAGGTTTTGTATTCCCTAAGAGGAATGAGCAGTTGCCATCTCTTGCTCCGGCACGCAAGGTTACCGTGTCTGCTAGTCAGATAGGAATTGCAAGAGCAATGGGCGTGCCGTTAGACGAATACGTCAAAGAAGGCTTAAAGCAGGGTGTGTTTAAGTACGACGACGAGCGCGAGCGTGAAGTTGAAGAGGACGACATCGCGGATACTGTGGACGAGACCCTTGACGCGCGGGCCGTGGAGTATGGCAAATTTATCGAGGGCGCTGAAATTATTCAAATGCTAAAACGTGTCGTTCAAAACGCTTTAAATAACCGTGACAAAGTCCTCGCGCACGATCAGGCCGAATCTCTGGACATGATCTTGCACAAGATTGGCCGAATTGTGAACGGCAATTCTGATGTGGTTGATCACTGGTTAGATATTGCCGGCTACGCGCAGTTAGTAGCGGACCGCCTAAACGGCCGCATCCGCTGATTACTTGGCCTCACCCCAGCTCGGTCCGACTTCTACATCGCACCGACTGGGGACTTGCATATTCACGCACGTTGCCATAATTTCTGCTGCACGTTGCGCTTCTTCCTTTGTTTTGACGCTCAATGCCAGTTCATCATGAACCTGCAGCATGGGCATGATTCCCTCCCGAGCTAATGCAACCATTGCTGCCTTTGTCTGGTCGGCAGCAGACCCTTGGATAAGGCGGTTCAAACCTTTGTAGGTGCCTGCGCGCTTGATCCGTTGGCCGTATTCAATGACTGCTTGTTCGCGGGGAAGGGCTTTGTTCACGCCCCACTCCATTGGTTCCCATAGAGGAAACCGGCACTTGCGGCCAAGAAGGGTACGGATGGATCCGTTGGATGCGGGATGCTCAATTCGTTTCATCACGGCATTGACAGTGCCTTTTAGGAACGGAACATTTTGATGGAACTTATCAATAAGTTCCGACGCTTCCGTAATATTCAGGTCCAGTTGTGCTGCCAGTTTGTTCTTGCCCATGCCATACATCAGGCCAAGGCCAATGGTTTTGGCAGCTTTCCTGTTGATGCCTGCCATCTCGGCAACCATCTGGTGAAAGTCGGTGTTGGGGTTCTCTTTGTAAGCAGAAACCATGGTATCGGCTCCGGGCAAATCAAGGAGAGAAGCGTAATGGACTAAAAGTCTTGGCTCCTGTGAGGAAAAGTCATTTGATGCCCACATTTCGCTCTCTTCTGGAAGGAATAGGCCGCGGACCATGGGCCCGATGATCTCGTGGCGGGCAGGAACTTGCTGCAAATTGGGATTGGCCATGGACAGACGTCCTGTGACGGTGCCGCCATCATCTGAGCGCATCTGGTTGACGTGGGGATGGATTCGCCCTGTCTTTTCACTGAAGTGAAGGTACGGCTGCAGGAAGGTGCTGTGCGTTTTGTTGGTCTCGCGCGCCTCGATGATCATTTTGGCTAAGGGATGCTCATGGTTTTCTAAAAAGACCTTGGTAAAACTTGGAAGGCCGTTGTCTGTTTTGCTGTACTGAATGCCAAGGCGATCAAAGGCTGCAGCAATTGATTGGGCGGCCCAGATATCAATCTTGATGCCGGCCTGCTCGTTCATTTCTTTAAGCAATTCGTTTTCACGAACAACCATTTTGTCAATCAAAAGAGAACATTTGTTGCGGTCAAACCGAATCCCGCGGCTTGTCATGTTGTGCAGGACAGGGAAGGCTTCTGTTTCGAGGTTGAAGATGGATTCAACTTCATCCTGACGCATGCGAATCTTGAATGTTTGCCAAAGTTTCAGTGTGAGCGCTGCATCCTGCTCAGCGTACTCTCCCACATACATGGCGGGTAGTTTCCAAAGTTCCTTTTTCGGATGGACTCCGAAGTCCGCAGCGGCTTGTTTGAGCCCTTGCTCGGACTTGGCTTCTTGGAGATAGTCAAATCCCAAGGCGTTGAGAGAATAGCTGAAACGGTTCTCGTCAAGAATAGGGGCTGCGAGCATGGTATCAACGATCCGTCCGTTGACCTTAAAACCACTTGCTTGTAGCCACCCCAAGTCATAGGCGGCGTTATGCATAACCTTATCGGAAGGGAGAGCCAATACGTCCGCGAGCCAACTCTCGACCCTGCGTTTGTCAAGATTTCCACCACCATGATGCGCCACCGGAAAATATCCAGACCATCCATCGACGGCAAGGGCGTAGCCGACAACGAAACCGTCGTTCCGAGGCCATCCCGGGCCCATGGATTCCAAGTTGGGGTCGCATGTTTCAAGGTCAATTGCAATTTCTTTCGCTGTTGAAAGGTTTGGAAACACTTCCGGAGCCACCCATTCGGTTGGGGTGGGGAAAAGGGGAACTGTTTTCATATTTTGAAGCCTTTTTCAATATGTTTGGGTAAAACTAAATGCAAAGTCTTTTTTGCGCGGGTTATTCCCACATAAAAGAGCCGGTGAACGTTATCCCCGTTAGTTGCGTACTCTTTTGCAAACTTAGGGCTCAGATCCATGAGCAGCAGCACATTATCCGCCTCCCCGCCCTTAGCTCCGTGGATCGTGGATAGTTTGATTCGGCCCATGGTTGAGAGTTTTGTTCCGCGGCGCAGAACTGCAGTCAGGTAATCACGCTTGTCTTCGCTAATACGGGATAGGGCTTGGTGCCAGATTGCATCGGTCTGAAGGCCAAAGCCATTCTGTAGATCTTTGATGCTGTATTCAACCAGCGGGTCACCCTTGAAGGTCCGGTGTCCTCGGGCAATAAACTCCCCACCAATGTACTTGTAAACGTTTTTGATCTCATCGCCATACAGGAACTCCCCTTTGCGAAGCTTTTCCCACGTCTGTACGGCTTTTAAAAGAGGGTGGCTAAGGCTTGGTACCCCTGAGCGCTCAAAAAGGATTCCAGAGGCTCTGAGCCATTCATGTACAGGGTTCAAAAGATAATTGGTGCTGCCCATGATGAGCCATTGGCCGTCATCAATTGGCACGTCCTCAAAGCGGTAGTAGGTCATGACAGCGCCCTCAAAGTCACGGGGCTTCCATTCTTTTTCTTGGCGCTCATTAATTTGCTGCACAACTCTGTTTGCGAGTTTGTGAACGATGGCGGGAACGCGGTAGGACTGATCGAGGACGGTGATCTGGCCCTCAAATGACAAGAAGCTCTTTACATCTGCTCCGGCCCAAGTGAATACTGCCTGATCGTCGTCTCCGGCGAGGAATACCCGTTTCGCTTTTTTAGCGAGGGATTCGACAAGCTGCCACTGCAGGCGGGACAAATCCTGTGCTTCGTCAACAATCAGCACTTCGAGGGATGGCAGGCGCTCGGGCTGCACCACAATCATTTCCAGAAGGTCGGTAAAGTCGAGGAGTTCTTTGCTGCGTTTGTAGTGACGGTAGGAGCGCTCTACAAATTCAAAGTGATGCCATTCGATGTCGAGGCCGCACTGGTTGTAGTGTTCGCGAAGGTCAGAGCCGCGGATGCGGGCTAGGTTTATTTCGTTGAGGATGGGGTTATCGGCCTTGGCCATGTCCACATCATCTTCTTGGACCACGTTCAATTGGATGCCGGCCTGTGCAGCAAACTCGCGGTAGTCCTCTGGCTTCATCATGTAGTCCACCTTGACGGCAAGGCAGTGAAAAGCCAAGCTGTGAAGGGTTCTAAAATAAGGGAAGTCAGTGCGCGCATTGAGCGCAGGGAACTTCTCAATCGCGCGGTCCTTGGCCTCTGTTGCTGCTTTCTTGGTGAAAGAGAAGTAGCCGATCTGCATTGGCGACAGATCAGATGCTAATTCCCGGTCAACTACGTTCAAAAGGTATGTCGTCTTACCGGAGCCGGGCGGCCCAAAGACCTTGCGTATATTTGTCATGGTTCGCCATGCAATAAAACTTCAGCGTAAGTTTCAATCCATACGTGAGCGCCACAGGATAAGGCCTTGTCTGGGCTATAGACAACTTTAGAAGGGCCAACAATTTCTACGCTGTGCGCATATCTGTTGGCCTTATATGTTTTAACAGTTAGCACAGGATCGTTAGTCCCGTATTTCTTGTTGGCTCGTACAACGTGTTGGTTGACATGAATAATTGTTTTCATTCTTCATACTCCTCGTCCCACAAATCGTCGGGCCAGACAAGGATAGGCGTGTCGGGGCCCATATAAGCGCCCTCGATGTTGAACTCAATGTATTCGCGAGCTTCGTCCGCTTCCATGTTGTCGCGTTCCATCAGCGTATTGCGAATGGCTTCTGCGTCGTATACCAAAACTGATATACGTGTTCCATTGCCCCAAATCAATGCAGGGCCAAGAATAGCATCGTCGTGTCCATCAATTTTTAACATCAGAATGGGCTCCCTATAGTGCGTTTGGTTTGTGATTCAAAAGGTGCGTCTTGTTTCTGGAAGCGCGGAATACGCCAACAGCGCACAGTACGGCCTTTAAGGAAAAGCGGAATGGGCTCTCCACCCATGTCGCGAAGGCGCTGAGCCATTTTTGGGGCTGTTAGGCCAATGAAGTTATTACGCTTTAAGTGTGCTTCGAGGTCCTTGATCCGGAAGTAGGTTTTCGCTTCATCGATATCCGTCCATGGGCGGCCCATGAGCATCTCTTCGCGGTCCATTGCTTCTTGCATGTGCGTGGTGAATTCTTCAAGCAGATCCATAAAGCGGCCAGTGATGCTTGTGTCCTCTGGTGCATCGGTGATTTGCTCTGTCTCCACCATTTCTTTGAGAAGGGCGTTCAGCAGTTGTTCCCAGTCTTGCTTGCGCAAGGTAGGCGGCAGCACGTTGAGCTTTTCTAAGCATGCCTTTTGGAAAGCGACTTGCGTAAAAAGGCTTTCGGTATCCAGTTCCACGCGGCGGCCGTTGACATCCAAGAACCACAGGGGCGGTTCACTGGCGTACTTGGACAGCGCTGCTATCTGAGGCGCATCAGGACCGTTTGTTCCGATGCCAAATTTACGTGATCGACATAGGCCCGAGTTGCAAAAGCTATTGAGCGGCGCGTCTTTGCACTTATAAAGGTATTCTTTCTTGCCAACTTGTTTAACAAGAATTTGGACTTCATTGTTAGGCAGGGGCGGGGATACATACTTGAAGTTGTACTCGACCATTTTGTCTTCCCAAGCAGCGGGGAATGCGCGCTTAAGAAAGACTCCAATGTTGAATAGTCCATTATTACGGGTGCCCTCGGGAAAACCTTGGGCGCACAAAGCCTGTAGGCAAGGCGGACCATCTTTGACGGGACTCTCCGCTTGTTTCGGCGGCTCTGGAACAATAAGCGGCAACTCTTGGACGGCCGCTTCATAGAGTTCATAG